GCTTTGCTGGAGTTACAGGCCCAGGCGGTCTTGCGCTGTACCAGGACGGCAGCACGCAATTAACAAACGCCAATTTATCTGGTGCGCGCATCATCGGTTCTGGCGCTTACTACACATCGACTTAAAAAATCATTTAATAAATTTAACAACCCAGAGACCCCGCCCATGACCGACATCGACCCCGTAAAATTCGGCCTGCTGATCGGCCAAGTTAAAACGCTCGAGGCGCAGGTTTCTGAGCTGCAGAGCGACATCAAGCAGCTCTTGGCGCTGGCGAATAAATCTAAAGGTTCGTTCATGGCGGGTATGATGCTGGCAAGCATCTTCGGGGCCGGTGTCACTTGGACCATCAACTTTTTTCGATAGAGGTCTGATATGAGCGTAAACAATCAATTCAGCCAGCGGGTTGGATCTAACCAAGTCACGACGCCTGCGGCTACCAGTGCGAGCATCACGCTAGCCGCCAACGACAAGGCCGTTCGGCTGGTGAACTCTGGCGCAAACATCTGCCACGTGCGCATCGGTGAAGGTTCGCAGACGGCCACGACCGCCGACCTGCCGGTGCGGGCGGGTTCCGAGATCATCGTTCGCAAGCGCGACGGCGATGTCACCCTGGCGCATATCTCGGCAGCAGGCACGACGCTGCACGTAGCGACCGGCGAAGGCGGGCTGTGAGAGCACTTCTGGTCGCGCTGCTGTTGTTGCCAATAGCAGCGCACGCTCGCTACTCGGCGACGATCGAGTGGATCGCGCCTACTTCCTACGAGGACGGCACGCCGCTCGCGCCGGAGGAGATTCTTTCTTTCGAGCTGATGTACGGAACCGAGTCTGGTAACTACACCAACAGCGTGACTGTCAGCGGCGATGCGCGTGAGTTTACGGTTAGCAATCTGGCTTCCGGCACTTGGTATTTCGTGGCAACGGTCACCACCGTCGAGCTTGAAACTTCGGTTATCTCGAACGAAGTCTCGCGCAAGTTCACACGCGGCAAGCCTAAGAAGCTTACTGTACGACTCAAATAATACTGATTTAGGTGGTGCCTCTTGGACCAAGCATTCATCAATTGGATCATTGGCTTCGCCGGAACGATCTTCGGGATACTCCTAAAAATCGTATGGGACGCTATCGTGAACCTGAAAAGGGACTTGTCTACCCTAGAAAATAAGATACATGACGACTTTGTCCGAAGAGAAGACTTCAAGGACATCATCTTTGATATGAAGACAGAGATGAGAAATGGATTCGGCTCTATCAACAACACCCTTGGTCTTATCTTTAAGAAGCTTGATTCCAAGGAAGACAAGTAAGAGATGCCCTACTCAAAGATCCAGTTCAAGCCCGGAATCGTAAGAGACCCGACTGCTTACTCAAGTCAGGGCGCATGGTACGACTGCAACCTTGTCAGGTTTCGGCTTGGCTACCCCGAGTCTATTGGAGGGTGGCAGAAAGAGTATGGCGGTGAGTCTTTCGATGGGTCTTGTCGTTCAATCATCCGGTGGTCAACTCTCACCGGAGAAGACCTTATAGGCTTTGGAACGACATACAAATACTATGTCGAGCGCGGGGGCGGCTTCTCAAACATCACCCCTCTTCGCCTTGTGACTGCACTTGGTAGCAATCCGTTTTCTATCTCCAACGGATCAAACTCTCTTCTTGTGACCCACAACTCGCACGGGGCCACTCAGTATTCTTTTGTTTCTTTTCAGTTCTCAGACAGTCTTGGTGGCAACGTAACAGCAAGCGTCTTGAATCAAGAACATCAGATATCTGAGATTGTTGATCAAAACTCATACAGGATAATCCTACCCGTCACTGCGAATGCTTCTGACACTGGCGGCGGTGGCAGCGCTGTAAACGCCTATTACCAATTAAACGTAGGCTACAACACTCAGGTTGGCGGTCCCGGCTGGGGAGCTTCTGCTTGGGGTGGCCCCGCTATTTTCGGATCTGTTGCTTGGGGTCAGGCTGCCAGCACAAACACAACGGCGTCTCTACGCATATGGGCTCATGACAACTTCGGCGAAGATCTGGTTTTCTGTATCAGGAATGGCGGCATCTACTACTTTGATGTAACCAATGGGTACACAACCCCTGCCGTCCCACTCAATTCCCTGAGCGGCGATTCATCTACTCCGACCATTGCAACTCAAGTTCTTGTCTCTGATAGAGACCGACATGTGATTGCTTTTGGCGCTAACTATGGCGGATCAACTTCACAAGACCCGCTGAGGATTAGGTTCTCTGATCAATTAAACGCATTTGTCTGGACGCCTTCTGCAACGAATACGGCTGGTGATCTTTATCTTGGCTCTGGCACCAAGATTGTTAGGGCTCTTGAGACAAAGAGAGAGATCCTAGTTTGGACGGACGTCTCTCTTTACTCGATGCAGTTCATCGGCCCGCCGTTTACTTTCGGCATCCAGCAGATCTCTACAAAAATAACGACCGTTGGGTTTAACGCTTTTGCCGCCGTCGAAGACACGGTCTTCTGGATGGGGCTCAACGGCTTCTATACCTACTCCGGTCAGGTTGAGCAGATTCCGTGCCCCGTGAAGGACTACGTGTTCTCTGACTTCAACTACAACCAGTCGGACAAGGTTTTCGCTGGTGTAGATTCTCAGTTCTCAGAGGTGATCTGGTTCTATCCTTCAGAGGAATCGGAAGAGAACGACAAATATGTAATTTATAACTACCAAGACAATGCTTGGTATTACGGATCCCTTGCTCGCACCGCTTGGCTTGACACTGGCGACTCTCAGTTCCCTCTAGCAACTGGCGCTGACAACATCTTCTACCGCCACGACAATGGGACTGACGATGGAAGCACTTCTCCGTCAACGCCACTGAACTCTTACATTGAGTCCGCCCCCTTCGAGCTTGGGGAGGGCGACGACTCTATGTTCATTAAAACAATTATTCCTGATATAAAGTTTTACGAATCAACAGACAGCCCTCAAGCGCAGATGACTCTTATGACTCAGCGCTATCCGGGGGCTTCGTATGACGAGACCCTGACCTCAAACGTAAACAGGGTCGCTCAAGTTCCTGTCGAGCAGTTCACACAGCGTGTAAACGTCAGACTTCGCGGGAGACAGGCGACTCTCAAGGTCTCCTCCAACAAGGTTGGGACACGCTGGATTCTTGGCGCTCCTCGTTTAGACATGCAGCCTGATGGTGGTCGGTGATGGATAGAAGGCTTTCTTATCCTTCTATTCCCAACCCGCCAAAGGTTTATAGCCAGAGTCACATGTTTGACCTGACCAGATCCATCAATGATCTGATCACGTATATTCGCGCCGCAGGCCAAGGCAGGAACTCGTCTCTTGTTCTTACCAACTCCCCAACACAAGAGGTTGGGCTAGAGCCCGGAACAATCTACGACGACCTTGGCGTTCTCCGTATAGCTCATGGCAGCCAGTACCCTGAGCCTATTGGCGCTCCTGTTTATATGCGGATCTACAACAACAGTGGATCAACCATCAACAAGGGCGTTTGTGTAGGGTTTTCTGGCGTCAACGCTATCAATGGTTTTATCGAGGCCGCTCCGTATCTTGCGGATGGCGCTACGCCTACCCTCTACTTCATTGGCGTCACTAACGAAACGATCATCAATGGCGCTTTTGGCGTTGTCATTACGTGGGGCATTGTCTCCGGCATTGATACTTCCGCGTTTTCTGTTGGCAATGTTCTTTATGCCAGCCCTTCTACTGCCGGGGCGTTTACTGCAACTAAGCCGACAGCGGCAGACAACGTCATCCCAGTGGCCGCATGCTTGATCGACAACTCTTCGACTGGCGCTGTATTTGTTAGGCCGACCATTGAGCAGCAGAAGTACTACGGAGAGTTCACAAAGACTTCCAATCAAACGGTCGCGGCGATAGATACTGCCTACGCAATATCTTGGGATAACACCGAGATAGCAGAAGGCGTTTCCTTGACGGGCAGTCCGCTTACAAGGCTAACCGTGGCTAACTCTGGTCTTTATCAATTCAATGTCACCTACCAGATAGCAAGCGGATCTGCTAGCGCAAAAGACGCGAGGTTTTGGTTCAAAAGAAACGGAACCACAAACTACGCAAACTCAACAAGGATAATGACAACCGACGTAAATAATGGGTACATGGCATTATCTACTAGTGAGTTTTTTTCTTTGGATGCAAACGATTACGTTGAGTGCATGTGGGCATCAAACGATACAAACGTATCTCTTTCTGCTGTCGCGTCCACTGCGTATTGTCCTGCGGCTCCTGCTGGCGTTATCTCTGTAACCCAGATACAGCAGTAGATGTTGTTTGAAATTTAAACATCTCTGAATCAGAATCTGTTTGTTTAGCCTGAATTTTTGGTTGAGGAATAAAAATGCTGAACTTCTACAACACTCCATCCATCCCGTCTGGGATTGGTGGCCTTTACAACCGGGCTCCTATGTCTGGTCAGCCTATGCAAAATATGCAGCAGCCTCAAGGCAACATGTTTCAGGCCATTCAAAATCCTTATAGCTCCGGGATCGGGTCTTTGCCTGTTCCGTATGGGGATAATCAACGATTTTATGGCCGCCCGGTTGGGATGGCTGGCGGCGGCATGACTCCTTATAAGGACGTTGCTGATCAACTGTCTTCAATGGGTCGGTATGGCGACAGCATGCTTGTTCACATGAACCCGGAAGAGGTTCGTGGTCTGGCATCTCTTTCCCCAACCGGTCAATTGACCACCAATCCAGAGACGGGTCAGCCAGAAGCATTCCTTCCGCTGCTTGCTCCTCTTATTGGATCTTGGCTTGGCGGCACGGCGGCTACCGCTCTAGGGTCAAGCGCCCTTCTTGGATCCTCTATCGGCTCCGGCTTGGCTACTTGGGCTGCCACTGGCGATCTGAAGCAAGGAATTCTTTCTGGCATAACCGGATATGGTCTTGGTTCTGCTTTTGGAGCGGCAGGAGGAGAGGCTGCAAAAGAAGCAGCAAAAGCTGTTGCGCCAACAGCAGCAGAATCTGCGGCAAAAACAGCAATTGAAGCCATCCCTGAGAGCGCGTTTACAGGCAGCACTCAAAAAATAGCCGAAATGGGCGCACAAACAGCAGCAGAAACTGCCGCCTCTAACGCTGCGTCATCTGCTTTGCCGCAAGCAGGCTCAATGGCTGAAGCTATTAGCAAGTCTTTGCCGCCTAGCGGGGCTCCTCTTCCTCCAGTTAATGTCCCTACCGTTCCTCAAAGCGTTGTTAGTTCTATCCCTGTCGCCTCTGAAGCAATTGCTCCAACTGCTGGTCAATATTTCAAAGCTCCGTTTACACAGCCCGGAGCTTTCATGAGCAAGCTTGCGAGTCGAGAAATGATTCTTCCGTATCTGGCAGAAAGCCAGAACGCGGAGATGAGGGCTCAAGAAGAGCTGGACAAAATGGATTCTCTTTCCGCTAGAAACCGGCGGGCAGAACTGAATCGAAGCCGCCAACAGATATCGGACGCTCTGGCTGCTTCACGTTACAGCTATCCTCGAATGGCTGATGGCGGCATCACGACTATCGGTAACTTCTTTCCGATCAGTATCCCGAGCCAGTACACGACCCCAGTAAGCCCGATTGATCCTGCTTATTCCGTTGGCCTTCCTCCCGCTATAGACACTTCCAAAATGGGCAAGCGGGCTAGAAAGCGTTACGAGAAGCAGCGGGCTCAACAGACACAAGCATTCCTAGCAAACCCGGCACCGACTCAGGGATCTTTGCGTGGATCGATTAGTGTAGCTCCACCTCAAGTTAGCTATGACGCGCTTCATGTTGGCGGTCAGGGGTATATGCCCGGCATTTCTCCTCAGTTCTCTTACTTCAGGGACAGAACTCCGGGGATGACGGATGAAGAAGTTGCCGCAATGCAAGCAGCTCCCGCCGCTACTGGAATGCAGGTCAGTGATCAGTTCCTTGGTCAGGGATTCCTCAACAGGCAGGCGGCACCTCAGAAGTCTGCCTTTAGTTCCTTGGTCGAGTCTTATGCTGGTCCTGATATAGCTGGCGGCCCTAGCCGTTCAGAAAGGCTTTCGGCGTACCTTGCTCAAGGCAACCCGCAACCCAAGCCAGCCCCGGTTACGGGCATGGCGGAAGGTGGGATCACTGATGTTGTGGCCCAGCCGGGATCTCCCGAGCAGATGATGATGGAAGAAATGGCTTCTAGCGTCATGCCGGAAGAGGGCATGAGTGAGCGAGAGATGATGTCTCGCGAATACGACAACCTGATCAGGATGACCGCAAAAGCCATCCTTGGGATGGTTGAAGATCCCGAGATCGTCATCGAGCAATTCATTTCAGAGTATGGTCAGGAAGCGTTTAACAACCTTCGTAAAGAGGTTTTGAACAGCGCTGTTCCCGGCGCTCAAACGGACGGAATGATCTCTGGTCCGGGCGGCGGAATGGATGACATGGTTCCCGGAATGATTGGCGCTATACAGCCTGTAGCCGTTTCTCCGGGCGAATACATTGTCCCCGCTGACGTTGTATCAGGCCTTGGAGATGGCAGCTCTGAAGAAGGCGGAAGGCGTTTAGATAATCTCCTGAAGAAGGTTAGAATGGACCGGACGGGGACGTCACGGCAACCGCCGCCTGTATCCAAAGCATACATGGGAGGACTTGTATGAATGCTGTTCTGAAGGATGAAGTTCCAGATAGTCGGTTGAATTACTCGATAGCTCTGGTTCCTCCTTCTGACATCAAAGATATTTGGGACCGAGTCAATCATTTCCTTGAGCCCGCTGTCGAAAGGTCGAACGGGCGATGGGAAATGAATGCCCTGTACGAATCGCTAGAGAACTTTAACCAGCATCTCTGGCTTATCTTTGATGAATTTAAACGTATTCATGCTGCGGCTGTAACCCAGATGGTTACTTACCCCGCCAAGTCGATGATGGTCATCGAGTTCATTGGCGGCAAAGGTGTTAAGTACTGGGTGGATGACTTTGTTCAGCTCATTGAACAGTGGGCAAAAGACAATGGATGTAGTGGCGTCGAGGCTACGGCCCGCTTTGGCTTTTGGAAGTGGCTTGAAAGTCACAACTACGACAAGGCATACACCGTTTTTGAAAAAAGGTTTTAAGACATGAGTAAAGGCGGATCTGCTCCAAAGACCACAAGCCAGACAACGACTCAGACAAACATTCCTGAATACGCTCGCCCGTATTTTGAGAACCTTCTTGGGCGGACGGTATTTGAAACGAACCGCCCATACGAGCCTTACAAAGGCCAGCGCATAGCTCAGTTCAGCCCTTACGAAACCGCTGCAATGCAGGGCATTGCTGGTCTTCAGGCTCCAGAAGAGTATGACGTATCGTCTGCTGTTGCAGGGAATGTAGCTCTTGCTCCCATGAGGGAGTCTGGCTTCCAAGCTGGAAGCGTCACCGATCCGGGAATGCTTCAGCGGTACATGGACCCGTATCAGCAGATGGTCACGAACATTCAGAAGCGAGAGGCTATCCGCCAGTCGCAAATGTATGCTCCTGAGATTGCTGGTCAGGCTGTATCTGCTGGCGCTTTTGGTGGATCTAGAGAAGCGATCATGCAGGCGGAGCGAGAGAGGAATCTCGCCCAGCAACTCCAAGACATTCAGGCTCAGGGTGATACCGCCGCGTATGCTCAGGCGCTTCAGTCTTACGAAGCCGACCGAGCTGCTCGCCAGATGGAGGAGCAGCTTGGGGCCGCCGCCTACGGAGAGGGTATTGCTAATCGCCTTCAAGCCGCAGGGCTTATGAGCGACTTTGGAGCACGCAGGTTCGAGAACGAAGCTGATCGACTGAAGATGTTGCAAGCCGCAGGCGAAACTCAGCGAGCCCTTGCTCAGAGAGGCCTTGATGTAGGTTATCAGGACTATCTTGCAGAACTTGGATTCCCAAGGGAGTCATTGGCTTTTTATAGCTCGATTCTTCAGGGTCTTCCTATTCAGCCGGGTTCGACGGTTTCTTCCTATGGCGGCCCAAGCGCAGAGCAACAAGCTTTGGGCTCTGGGATCAGTGGCGTAGCTCTGTACAACGCTTTGCGTGGCGGTTAAACAATGAACATTCTTGAACTTGAAGACGTAATCAAGGGGCTTCCTGACAACAGGCTGGTTCAGGAAGCTCAAGCCCCGACGGGGAGACTGCCCCAGTTCTTAGTTGTTTCTGAGATTCAGCGTCGGTCAGACATGCGCCGACGTTTTCAGTCTCAACAGGAGCAACCGAAGGGAACTGTTGCTCAACAGATTCTTTCTGGCGGCATTGGTTCTTTGCCGCAGACTTCGTTTACGCCCCCCTCCCCTGTCGCCGCAAGTGCCGCTCCCCCTCCCTCGGCGCTGACAGGGGCAGGGGAGGCACCAATTATGATGTCTCAAGGCGGGCTAACTCTAGATGATTTGCGAAGGCGGCTTGGAGGCTATCCCCCGTTTAGTCTTTTAAGAGACCCCGAACAAGAAGGCCAAGAGGATGCTGGCTCTGAGCCTGCCTCCGCCCCTCAGTCAGCAGACCTTCAAGAACTAAGCGCAACTGGAAGAGAAGTTCAGGCTCTTGCTTCTGATCCATTCTTCGCAAACCTGCTCAGGGAGAGCGCTACAACTCCTGATTTTGACGCCGCAAAAAAAGCTCTAGTCGATCTTCAGGGACAGCCAGTGTCTGTTGTTGATTACTCGAGATTTATTGACGCCAACACAAAGGCCGCTAAAAAATATGCTGACGAGTATCGTTCTCTTGGTGATATTTATATGGCGGAGGCAGAGAAGGAAGCTCAAAGCATTCGTGCTCAAGCCAAGAAAGACGCGCTCACCGCTGCTCTGATGCAGATTGGTGCTGGCGTTGCCGCTGGTGATGTTGCGACCGGATTGTCTGGTGCTGCTACGGCGGTACAAGAGTCTCTTTCTCAGGCAGAGAAAGAGGCGCTTGCAGAAAGAAGGGCTGGCAGGATCTCTGGTCGAGAAGCGGCAGAGTCTGCAAGGCGTCTCGGGATCGGCGCAGAGCAATCTGCTCTTGAGATTGGCATGCGCGGGGAAGAGGCTCGCGTGGCCGGTAAGGCCCAAGAAATGTCTAGAGAATTTGATATCGCCAGCAGGCTGGCGGAGCTTGGTCTCCAGCAGAGCCAGTTTGCTTCTGAAGCTGAAAACAGAAGGATTCAATCAAAGAGAGATATGGCTATCTCATTGTTTGGGGTTCTTAACCAACAGAAAACGCAGGGCAGAATTTCTGACAGAGCCATGATTAACGCAATAAAAGATTATATAAACACCTCTGTAACGTCTTCTGTTGGCTTAGGAGATCCACAAGCCGCGAGAAGAAATGCAGCTCGTGAGGCGATCGCTCTTTTCGGCTGGGCCATGGAGCCGGGTCAAATTGAAAGTGTTCTTGAAGCCTTTGAGGGATCAGGTGGTTCTGCCGAGGTGCGCCCCCAGACCGGCCAAGTCACTGATGCAGGGATGTCCGCATCCGACGTAGACTAACTCTTTCGTGCAAAATTCTGGATAAGAAAAGGTTCATACATGCCTTACAAGATTGTAAGAAACGAACAAAATTTAACAAAAAAGATTACTTATCCAGAGGGGGCTTCCGATCAGCAGATCTTGGATTACGCCAGCAGAACGTATGGCGGTCAGTTCCAGATTGCGGAACCAAGTCTTCTTGGCGGCGCTGGTGCCCTTGCAAAGGGCGTTGGTGCTGGTGCCGCATCAACCGGTCTTGGGGCGGCTCAAGGCCCGACCGCATTCGTTGAAGAGGTAGCTGCTAGAGGCTGGAAAGAGAACCTTGCTGATGCGACCTCTGCGGTTTTGGGTGCGTTAAAGTCCGATTCTATCTTTGACAAAGAAGGCAAATACCTCGGACTAGAAGAACGGGACAAGGTAGAAGAGAAAGAAAACAAGGATCGATCAGATGCGATCTTGGGCGCTATTGGTGGCACCAGAACCCCAGAATCCGTTATCAACTCTCAGAAGTTTTTAGGCCAAGGTATTCGAGATCTTCGCAAGTCTATCGTTGAAAGCGATGCCCTTGCTGTTGACCCCGAGTATCAGGACCACTGGTCATACAAGTTCGGTAATGCCCTTGGATCTCTTGGAACCTTCGCATCCATTGGGTTGGCAACGAGAGGGAAAGGCCCGAAAGCTGAATTGGTTCTGCCTGCTTTCTCGGTAGCTACTGGCGCTGGCGATCAAGCAGAACGAATCGCAAGAGCAAGAGAAGAAGGCAAGTCAGTCGATACTGCTCAGGCTCTTCAATCTCTTTCTCTTGGTGCGGCGGTTGGTTTAACTGAGCTTGCTCCTGTTGAAAGACTGTTTAAGGGTCTGCCGAAAGACCTTCCTGCCGGGTTCAAAAATCAGATCGTTGCGCGTTTAAAGAATGCTCTTGTAACTGGCGGCGTTGAGGGTACTCAAGAGGTCGCTGCTAGCCTTCTTCAAGATTCAATCGAGCGAGGAATTTATAACGAGAGTCTTCCGTTTGGTCAGACGATGGCGGATGACTTTACCTATGGCGCTGCCGCTGGATTCGCGGCAGACCTAGTCCTCAATGCTGTTGCAGGCAGGAGGTCTTCTCTTTCAACTGAAGAAGATCTCGACTATGAAAAAGAACTGAGAGATGAAGAAGACAAGCAGGCTCAAAAATACATTTCATCTCTGACCACCCCTCCAGTCGCGCCTACTCCTGATCAAGAGATTGATCCTGCACAGATAGCTGCGCCAACCCAAGAGGATCTCGCAGCCTCTGTTACCACTATTGATGGCAAGAGAGGCCCGGTAGAGCGGGTTCAGTTTGGAACCCTGTACGCATCAAAAATCTCTCAGTCTCTTGGTGATCAGTTCCCGTCAGGGATCAAGTTCGACGTTGTCGAAGATCAAGATCAAGAAGGGATGGATATTTCCTTCCGTGTTGTTGATGAGACCGGAAAACAATACGGACAAAGACTTGCTTCTCGCAGACAGGCAAACGCTCTGTCTGGGAATTTAAACAGAATTTCTGTTGATAACGCTGTAGCCAAGTCGGCTCGCGATATTGTTTCTTCTGATAAGAATGCTTACACACCTGAGCAGGCAGAGCAGGCTTTTAGGCTTGCCTATCGGGCGCTTCATCCTGAGTACAACACCTTCGGAACTCTTGCTGTAAACCAAGCGGCAGGGACTACTGCCGAGAATGGTTACAGAGAGGATCTCAACTACAAGACGATCCTTGCTGGGCAAGAGATCAAGAAGCGCGGCAAGGTTGTCGGTTATGAAATCACCGCGCCAAATGGTAAGAAGTCTATCGTCAAGGGTTTGACTGCCGCTCAACAGATCAACAAGAAGAGGGATGAGCAGGGGCTAGGACAGGCTCGCCGCTTCTCAAAGGAAGAGGTTACCTCTGCCCTTGGAAAGAAGGCCGACAACCTGATCGGAACCTTTAGGCCGACTCAAAGATGGCGCGCTGTCTCACGCAGAGACGGAACCTATGGCATTGTCAGTGAGTCTGGTGAGTTCATTTCTAGGCGTCCGCTAACGGCGCGAGAAGTTGATCAGAGGGCGAGAACTCCTGAAGGCAGGGTTTCATCTGTCGTACCTATGACGCTTGGCAGAGGCCGCGCCAAGGGCTTTGTGCGCTCAACAGAGGGCGGTGCTCCAGTAAATCTTGGCGATGGCATGGTCCGTATTGGATCAATGAAAGAGGCCAGAGATTTCGCCCAAAGGATGAACTCTTCTTCGCCTCCGACCACCTCTATTCGAGAGGTTGTTGGTGACACGCCCACAGTAAAGTCTTATCTGAAGGCTCTCAAAGATGTTCTTAGGGCAAAGAACATCACCTCTAGGACCAAGTCCGAAGAGATGAAGTCTTTGTTTAAATTGATCACTGGGAAAGAGTCTCTCGCCCAGATGAATGAGTTTGAGCGCGGGCTTGTGTATCAACGGATACGCTCCCTGCCCAGATTTGATTCTCAAACTGCTCTCCCGAACCTTTCTCCGAGATCGTTTACACCGACCCAGTTGGCGCGGGCGTCTCGATTCATTAAGGATTCCGACAACAGGGGAGTCCGGTACACGCCGCTTGATGTGGCTCAGGCCGCTGGCGTTGCCCCGTCAAGCTCTGACGTTGCCAGCATCGGGACTGATCTCATCAATGAGTACAAGTCTCAGTCCCCCAAAGCTGTCCCATTGCTACTTCCTTCTCCTGATTCCTTTGGGCCTAACCCGCTGGATAGCCTTTTGGGTTCGCTGAAATCTGTTCTCAAAGGATACGGATTTGGAGACCTCAAGCTTTCACTTGGGCAGACCCTTGTTGACCCTTCAGGAAAGCTTCTTGGAGAAGAGACAAACGCTGCATACGAAAGGTACACAAAGACTCTTTTGTTTGCCGTTGATCGAATTGATCCCAATGGCGCGCTGACTCCGGCACAGCAAGAGGCGGCTCTGGTTGATCTGCTCAACCACGAGGTCGTACACGCAGCGAGGGCGCTCGACCTTTGGACGGAGCAGGAGTGGAGCCTTCTTGAGAAGGCTGTATCAAGGCTCAAGCCAGAGGGTTCCGATACAACCTATCTTGAAAACGCAATCAATCTGTACCCGGATGCAAACCCGGTTGTTCAGATAGAGGAAGCTGTTGCGGAGCTGGTCAGGAACTACATCAGCAACAAGAAGACCGTTTCTGGAAAGCCTGAGAATCTGATTAAACGCTTTTTGTCTTTTATGCAGAGACTCTCAAGCGCGATCAGGGGCACCGGGTTTAACACCTATCAGGATGTCATCGATCTACTTGAGAGCGGCCAGCTTGGCGCTAGAGAACGAGGCGTTGTCAGGACTCAGCGGCTTGGCGAAGAACAGCGAGCGCAGCAAGGATCGCTTCCTGAGAGGCTTAGGCCCATCATCTCTGCTGTTTCTGCTCCTTCTGCTCCTTCTGCTCCTCCCCCTCCTGAGCGCAGGGGTGCTGGCGACTTTTTTGCCGACCTGCCAAAGGAATACACAGAGAAGGTAGAGCCTGAGCAGGAGCCTAGCCCTGTCGTTCGCAAATCAGTAAGAACCAAGTACGTCGATGGGCAGCCCGTCGCTGTAGTAGAAATTGATGGCGTTGATCGCCCAGTAAACAACGCGCTTGGCAGGCCCATTCACCAAACGCTTGAAGGCATCAAGAACTTCTGGCGCTGGTTCGGAGACAGCCAGCTTGTTGATACCCGTGGACGGCCAATTGTTTTCTATCACGGCACAGCCAGAGATATAGATCAGTTCAGGCCCAAGCAGGCTGATGCAGTTTTTGGATCTCCAAGCGTTAGGTTTGCTGAATCATTCGCAGAAGCCTCCCTTGATTGGATGAATGCAAATTATGATCAGGTTTTTACATCTGATCAGATGATCAAATCATCAAGGGATATGATCGAAAGATACAAGCGGCTGTCTTCTGATGTAGAAGACGAGATTTCCTCTCTCGCAAGAACTGAGTACCAAAATGCAGAGTCTTCTGGCGCAAGCGGCTTCGTAACAAAAGGCATTTACGATATTTTCTTTGGTGAAAACGGTGCCATCAATAAGCTGAAGAAGTCCGCCGGTTTGAGAATTGGTCGGATGGAGTCTGCGATAAAGTCTTTTGAAGAGAACATCAAAGACATAGACGCGCAGATAAAAAAGAATCTTGCTATCCCTGCTGGCAAAAGAACCCAGAAAGATGATGATGATTTAAACCTGCTAGAAGAGCAGAGGAAAGAAAGAAATTCCACCCTGCAAAGCAGCATGCGCCTTGGGATTGAAGGTGGTCCTCCGGTACAGATTGCTCAGGTGGAGGTTGACAACTCTCCTTTATTCTTTGCTGAAAACCTAAAAGACGCAGACAATAAATCCTTATCATCCTTGCGGTATATGTCTGTCAACTTGCTGAATAGAGTTCGTCTTTCTGCAAGTCTCAAAGCGACAGATGTTATTGACCTTTCAGTTAAGGAGGCCATGCCATCTGGCCCAAACATCATCCCTCTCTACTTTGCGCCAAAGAATATTTTTGACTACGAAAACGAATCGCATTTGTCTGGCCTTGCCGACTACCTCATGGGGGCAGGAGCGAACGAGGCCTATACCTCTAACGTGATTGATTCTGTTAGGGATGGCGATTGGAAGGAAATTGAAGGTCTTTATGTTCAACGATACCTTCGTTCTGCTGGTTATGATTCGTTCTTTGTTAAAGAGAACGAAGAAAAAAATATAGCTGTATATAATAATGCTGCTGTTAAGTCTGCTCTGGGAAACAATGGACAGTTCAGCCCTGAAACCCCTGTTATCAGAGAGAGCAGGAGAGCTGCCCCTGCGGAAGCTGTAGCGCCTCAAACAACCTCCATATCTCCTGACACAACATCCATCAGGCAGGCTCCACAGCCACACCCGATCACCTCGATTGGTCTTATTGACGGGACTGAGAACGCGCCTCGCATGCAGTCTGGATCCCATGTCGCTAGGTTCTTGCAGAACCGTGCGATCCAAATCCTTGGCGGCCCGCTGGATATAAAGCAAGAGTCAGCAAGAGAGTTTGTGGCAGAAGCCATTGCCTCAGAGGCCATCGCAGAGATGGCTAGAAAGGAAGAGGCTCTTGAGTGGTATGACACCACTGTCGAAACGATGATTGAGAATCTCTCGATTCAGTTCCCAGAGATTCTTACAGACAGCAACTCCAGAACAGCGCTGCTTGTTTCGATTGCAGTCACCTCTCAGAACATGGCGGTCCCTGACAACCTGCGGGCGGGGGTTGAGATCTATAGTGGGTGGAGACGCACCGGCCTGTTCCCTGAAAAGGGCTTTGGTGCGAAGGCTCCTGCCATCAAAAACAACTTTGAAAAAGCCAATGCCATCATCCAATACCTAAACGGTAATGGAAACGGCATGGCTGATTTCGCCGCCCTCCTTAATGACAGTTACACCGTTAGAGAACTCAACGATATCCTCAACAGGATCCTGCCGGGAACCAAGATCGGCGGAGAGAGGCTGGATACTAGGGTGTATGGGTCAGCAGTTCTTGGCCCGAAGATCGGTCAAGGATTCTACTCAAACCTGCGCGGAGAATTTTCTCCAGTCACAATTGATATGTGGTTCATGAGAATGATCGGTCGTCTGACCGGCACTCTAACCAAATACAACCCAACCCTTCTTGATGATCAGCTTGTAAGGCTTGCCCGCGCATCTGGTCTTGATCAGGTATCACAAGAGAGCCTGACCGACGAGATCCGAAATGATCTGATTTCTCTCTCTGAGGAGACCCTTTCTCAACACGAGAGGAACTTTAAACAGTTCAGAGCAGAATATGATTCTGGTGTCAGGACCAAGTCTGATGCGGTCAAGATTTCTGAGCGCATCAAGGCCAATCTAAAGGGCATGAATGACGCGCCAACGTCGCCCGTACAAAGAGACAATCTTAGAGATATCGTAGAGAGGGCGAGAGCCAAGCTAAAAAATTACACTGGGATGGATATCCCGGCGGCATCTTTGCAGGCGCTTGTTTGGTATCCTGAACAAAGACTGCATAAGAATCTTGGCGCGAAACTAAGAGTTACAGAGACAGACTATGCGAAAAGTTCCAGAGCCTTCCTCCTTAATCAAGGAGTCTCAGAGTCAGAACTCGATGCAGCAGAGCGTAGGGTTCGGCAGCGCAGAGAATCTGGATCAGGACGAGTTCGACCGGGTGATGTCGCTGCTGACACCGGAGCAGAACAGGGAGTTCGGGCGGCAACTGGCGCGCCTGTTCTTAGAGAAGCGCGCCGCACGCCAATCTCAAAAGATGTAGAGCAGGCGGCATTTGATACTGCAAAGAGAATCGCCGACGAGACGCCTCCCGGCGGTATCCCTCTCTACAACCTGAATGCCACACGGTTCTCGCTTGCTGTAGCGCAGAACCCGCAGATATCAACGCCTCTCTCTAGCGATGAGAGCATTCGGTTTTCAAGGAACCGTCCGCCTCGTCTTTCGAGCCAAGAGTCTAGCGTTATTGATCGTTTAACCGGAGACCCGGTAGTCAAGACCACTCCGGGTCAGGCCTACATTGCTGCAACAGGACTCGGAAAGGTCACTGCCACGTTGAACATGCTCAGGAAAGAGATGGTCAACCGGTACGCAGGGATTGAGTACTACGAAAGAACAGACCCAAGACTGGTTGGTAACCTCGCAGACTCTAGCGCCCTAGCTGCCCTAGAGTTTAGGGATCGGTACAAGGGCATCTTCGCGTCTGCCATTACGGATGGCGTTGTCTCATACGTTCCAGTCCAAGATGCACAAGGCAACGTGACTGGTTACGTTACAAAGGTTGTGGACTTCTACCATAACGGTAAGAAGATGGCTGGCCTCATTGATGTAATGAAGCCGCTCTTCGACAACGATTATGGCGTCAACCTTGAGAACCTTGCACAGAGCTACGCCATTGCGATTCGTGCGGAAAGGCTAGCAAAAGAAGGAAAGGAAACACCGGCCAAGGCAGGAGATCTTGCCACCCTCAAGACAGCCGTTGATAAGTATTTAAACGCAGAAACTGGAAGGCCGATCATCGAGGAGTGGTACGAAACTTGGCAGGCATACAACTCCAAGATCGTTGATTTCCTAGAGGCAACTGGCGTCATTGACTCCAAGGGTGCAGATCTATGGAGAGATCAGGCTGACTACGTCCCCTTCTACAGAGAGATTGCTGTTGGTTCAAACAACGAAGCTCTCGTTCAGGCTCCAAAGATATTTGGCGGGATGACATCTGCGGCTGGATTTACTCGCCTCAAGGGCGGAGATACCGGCGTCAATGTTCCTTTGCTTGATTCAATCTTGAGGAACTACGAAGCCGCCATCTCGATGGGTATGTCCAACGTCGCTCAGCAGCGCGTTGTTAGAGACATGCTTACGATTGGCATGGCAGAGATGCTCCGCTTCAATGAAGACGCCAACGGCAAAGACGTTGTCTCCTTTAAGTTTAAAGGCCAGAAGGTCCGCGCCTACATCAAAGATCCGGTGGTATACCAGTCGCTTCAGAACGTAGATCCGGGCTTCTTGGATTCCGCTGTATTCAATGTCGTTTTCAGGAAGCCAGCAGAAGTTGTGAGAGAACTCATCACTCGCGAACCAGCATACATGCTGGCGAACATGATGAGAGACTCGATCTCCGCTTGGCAGAACACGGGCGCAGATATCATCCCGGTTGTTTCTACAGCCACGGCTATGTTCTCGAATCCAATCGAAGCGCTCAGGAAGTACGGGATTGTAAACGGATACGACTTCGGGGCGGACCCATCAGATGTTGTCAACTTCTTCTCCAAGGAAGCCTTTAAACAGGGCATAGATATTCCGACAGAGAAGAGGGCTACTTCTGACATGATCACCCAGTCCCTTGCGATGAAGCCGATCATGCTTCTTTGGGATGCCCTCGGCGGAATGTCTGCCATGTCGGAAGCGGCATCTAGAAAGGCTGTGTATGACTCGGTTCTACGGGAGACTGGGAACGAGGCCGAAGCCGCCTATCAGGCTCTTCGTGTAATCAACTATTCGCGGCGCGGAAACAACAAGGCTCTTAGATTCATTACGTCATCTGTGCCGTTCATGAATGCCCGAATTCAGGGTCTTGATGTGATGTACATGGCTGCATCAGGTCGCTTTGGGGCGAAGAGATCCTCTATGTCGAAGGGGAAGATTGCTTCTTCCTTCTTGATTCGTGGCGCGATGCTTACCGCCCTGTCTATGTACTACTACCTTCTCGTTAGCGATACGGAAGAGTACAAAGAGGCGACCGAAGAGGACCGGGATAACTACTACATCATTCCGGTAGTGAAGGGTGATAAGGAGAATGGTGTTAAGGGATATTCCTTCTACATTCCCAAGCCTTTCGAGAACGGATTGATCTTCTCGACAATCCCAGAGCGGATCATGGCATCCATTGACGGTCTTTATACCACCAAGGAAAGCCGTGACTTCGCGCTCAGGGCGATTGGCAATACCTTGGCAATGAATCCGCTCCCTCAAATTGCAAAGCCGGTCATTGAGTCTGTTTCTAACACTTCGTTCTTCACCGGCAGACCAATCGTCCCTGTGTTTGAGCAGATGAACAAGCTGCCGTACTTGCAATATCGACCCACCACCAACGAGGCGGCCCGGCTTGTCTCAAGGGAGTTAGCTGAACGAGGACTCGCAGACATCAGCCCGATGAAGATCGAGCACGTTGCGCGCGGATACTTCGGCACGCTTGGTACGTATGTTTTAAACGCTGTTGACTCGATCACAAGGTCGGCAACTGGCGCTGACTTGCCATCGAGAAGGATTGTTGACTACCCAATCGTCCGACGATTCGTTCGGCAGACTGGCGACTCTGGACTAGAGAATCAGTTCTACGAACTAAGAACCAATGTTGATCAGATCGTTGGCTCTCTGAAGAAGCTTCAAGAAGAAGGTCGCATTGATGAATACAATGCGATGATGAGATCGAAGGGCGGCCTTGTTCAGGTTAAACGATGGGTGCTCAAGACAGAGCAGCGTCTGTCTAAACTCAGAAACTACAAGAACGCCATCATGACCAATCAGAACTATGACCCTGACACCAGAAGGGAAATGGTTGATCAGATAGACGAGCAGATGAGGATGGTTGTATCTGATATCGAGATCGCAAGACGAATGGCTTACGGGACAGAGCCAAGCGAATCAATGGAAGGATTGAGACAGTCTGTTCGCTGACAAAAGAAAGGCCTCTTACGAGGCCTTTTCTTTTTCTAGATTTGATCTTACTTCGCTAGACAGCTCTGAGTGTTTCTTCGTAAGGACATTCAAGATCATGTTTACCCAAGAGTGATCTTTCGAGATAGGCTCAAGCTCTATCCTTGCCCTGCGAAGCCGCTCAAGCATTTCAGTATTCGTCATCTTCTGTCCACTCCACTCCCTGTTGTATTCCAAATGCGTAGATCAAGTCGATCAGGTCTGCCATCTCGCCCTTCGTCAGCTTGGACGTTGGGTATCCAAGTATCACTTTGCCGCCATCAATTCCGGGCGCTACCTTTTGCTTCCTGAGCGCGGCTGTGAATATTTGTTTCCATTCATCCTTGGTGTAGTAGTCGCCGCACCAGCAGACTTGCAGCGCAACATCCCCAAGGATCCCCCACATCTTGTCGTTTTGAGACAGCGTTCTTTTCTTCTTCTTGATGTCTCCGGCTATCGCTTCTTCTAGGTTAGGAATTTCCACCGGTTCTTTTCTCAAGTTCTATTAGTAGGTCTATCTCGTGTTTTGCTTTCTCAAGATCCTCAAACCTGTTGCTTGCAGGCTTGTCCCTCCACCTCGTCATGCGTTTAACCACGCATCCTTCCAAGAAACCTAGCCCGTTTGCGTGGATGTACTCGGCTGGCTGAATCTTCTTGTTCTTGTAATGAGATCCGCCAACTTGAACACCCAAGCTTCCGGCCTTTTTCTCGCGCGACGCTTCCTTTTTCAATCCAGATTGCTCCCTTCTGACTGTTTGATGAACTCTCGCATCTTGATTGAGAGATCGTCCAACCGATAAAGACATGACTCTATTCTTCGGATAGATATCCGAGCAGACCTTTGTCCACTTGGGGCGGTCATGTCCTGTTTACACAGAGAGTTGCACTCGGAGAACGCATCGAACAAGGCCATTTTTATCTGCTCTCTCGGGTCAATCATCATCTACACCCAAAGACAACTGTCCGTATGCGGAAGTTTCCGCGTTGTGGTTTCTTGTGTTTAAATCAATCGGACTCTTTGACAAACGTCCCGTCTGGCATCAGTGTCCCTTTCCTGTCCTTGATCTGGTTATAGGCCTCGTACAGGCAGAGCGTGATGTCTATCCCCCGCAGCTCACAATAGTTGATCAGGCAGACCATGACGTCTCCGACAGCATCAACTATGGCGTCAGTGTCTTTCTTGCCTTCTGCATCGCACAACTCGCCCATCTCGCTCACCGCTTTCAGCAGTTGGCTTACTGGCGTTGCGTTCGGAATGATCTTCCTTTCTCTAGCCCAGACAACTATAAGATCCTGAACAACTTCAAAGCTCATTTCTTCACTCATTTATCAACGTGAAATCATTTATGTCGAAGTGACACACCGGCTCTCTATCCCCAGCCTGACCCCTAGAGTTGAATCCTATGGAAGGCCTTGGCGGATTCTTAATCAACATCCATCTCGGCAGATCGTCTTCCCACTGAACAATCAAGATGAACGGAACATCATACTCTCTTGAGTATGACATTGCGTTTGCTATCTTTCCACTACTTATTAGGAGCGTCTTGTACGTTCCAAACTTGTGAGACCTTTTCTTGAACTCTGCGATTGCGACCAGCTTCTCGTCCCGAAACAAAGCCCAGTCGAACCCATAAAGCATTGGCTGAAGCTTGATCACTTCGGCGTCCCAAGCACGCTCTATAAGAATCTTGGCTGAGTTCTCTATGTTTAAATCTTCTTGAGTCTCGTTGTAAGGTCTCCACACTTTTATTTGTCTCTCTATATCACTTCTCTATCCAAAGATTCCTGACCCGCTCCCAGCTTTTTCGGTCGCAGTCATGCCCTAACGGTTTGTGTTGATCGCCTCTGACGCGAGCCTTGTCGTCCATGTCGAACTCAGTCTCAACATCTCTTCTGATGGTGTTCTTTGTCTCTTCAGAGAATGACTTCCAGTTCGTGATAAGGATCCGACAGAAGTCGTCTACCGCATATGTCATCCGACCGAGGTAGTATCTTGTTGCGCCAACAAACAAAGTCAGCTCTTCGTCCCTATTCATTTTGTCCGTCACCTACCTGACGTGCTTCCATGTTTTTCCATTTATTACGCTTTCGACCGCGTTCTTTCCGACCTCAAACTTCCTAGCTAAAACCCGATGACTTATCCCCTCTCGGCCCAAAGCCCTTATCAGCCTGACGTCGTCATCTGTCAGCTTTGCCTTCGGGTGTCTTTCCCCTCTGCGGGTCAGATACAAATCCTTTTTGTTGGCGTTTAAACTTTTGTCTTCGTGTTCTTGGTCCATCAAAACGGAAGCCTCCTGAACCATCCATTGATACCTAAAGAACTGCTAGAGATTCTTAGCTTTGCCCACTCTTGCATCAGAGGGGCGTCTGGATTCCACATCAGACCAGACTTCTTCTTTGCTCTCGATACTCTTATCTTACATCTTTTGAACCAATTTACTACAGTAGATTCTGACACAGAATACTTGTTAGATATCTCTTCTATCGACATCGTCTCTGCGTTTTTCTTTATCGTATCTTCGCCGGGAAACTTTCTGTTCGGTGGAGACCTTGCAATAATCTTCTTTCCTGTGGCCCGCTTCTGAGCCATTACCTCATCCCAGCTACCTTGAATTGGCATCAAAACGTCCTTGAAATTATCCAGTCAGCAATCGTTGCTAACGTCCACCACGCGATTGATCCGACAACAAGCACTGCCCAACCAATCATGACAATCGATGTTGTGTTTTCGACCTTGCAGAATCTTTTGTCTTCCATCAGACCCACCCAACGAACTCTATTCTTCCGGTCTCGCCTTTTGAGCGCAGCTCCTTCATCCTTGCCAGCTCATTCCTGTAGTGCTTTGCGATATCCCCGACGCCCTTGGTCTTCCTGACTTGCTTTGCTCGGTCGATGTTGTTCTTCAACTCGATCAGCAAGTCATACTGGGACTCGGTTAAACACTCTCTTATTCTTTGTTCTGTTCCGCCTACGTGTGAGTGGCACCCGTAGCACAGAGCCTCTGCATTGAGAGGCTCGAACCGTATAGACCAATGCCCTCGTCTGTGATGATGAGAGCAGTGCAGACCTTGATAGCCCTCCCCATACTGCTTTCCGCACCTCTCGCAGCGCCACCCGGCCCTCTCCCGGATACACCGGGAGAAGGCTTGGTCGGCAGGGGTGATCTTGATCAGCACCTTAGAACGGGTCGTCGTTGAACGGGACGGAAGCCTTGTCCTCTCGCTCGCGGAAGACTGACGCATTCAAGCTGATGAACCGGTTACCGGCCTTGCTTGTCTTGTCCCAGCCGGAGATAGACAGCTTGATCTCACCGCCAGCTCGGGCGATATCCACCATCTGGCGAAGCAGATCCTTGCTGAACGTCATGTTGCCGGTGAAGTCCGGGTGGTTCGACTTCTGTTTGCGCGTATTGGTGAACAGTGCGCCACTGGTACGGTCTGCATAATCATTCATTTCACTCTCCAACTTTCTGCAAAATATTCTGTTTAATTTCAGTGAAGCCTTCTCGGAGCCTTGCAAAAGCAGGCTTGAAGTTGTGATCAAGAACATCAATCAGTTTCTTGTTGGCATTCCAGAAAGAAACTAGTGACTGAACGTCATCACAAAACTCTTTTGCAATATTCAGCATCATTTCCACAACCTCTGCCGCATGTTCGGCAGTGACAGGATGGGATACGTTCACGGTCAAATCTTTCTCTGTGATGATTGATGCCGCCGGTGCGGGGATATCATCTTCAACGCTCGAAAGATCCGCTTTCGCAATCGACTTTGGCTTTTCTACCTTTGCCTCTTGCTTCTCCTTCTCTGGCTTCGGGTCGCTCTTGATCTCTGGCAGATCCTCTCCCGCATATATGTAGTGCCCGAGACCAAACATCGCCAACGTCTTCACCAAGCAACGCATCTTCGCGTCGCTCACCTGCCTCGCGCTTGGCTTAACGATGGCGTTGTTCTTGTGGTCCATCACTGGAAGCCACATCGAACGCTTTACGCTTTTGATTTGGATCGTGCAATGAACAGTCTCGCTGCCATCCTGATGAACTTCGTTATCAGAAAACTCATAGGTGGAGTCCGGGAACTCCTCCATCAAGACCGCCCAAGCCCAAGCCCAGCTCAGGTAACTGAGTCCAAGCTTTTTCTCGACGTGTTTAGACACATCGATGGAGCTAAGGGTTGACCAAATCTCACCGAATTCTGAACTCAAGACCGTTCTCCTTTAGCTTTTCAATTATTTCGGCCTCGGTCATGTCGATGAATTCCTTTACATCAACACGCCAAACAACCTTTTCATCTGACGTGAACGTGAGTCCATCGACTGCCACAACAGACAGGTCAGATAGAACATCATTCCAAACACCCGCAAGCTTCTGAAATATTCGCGGGTCTGTGCTAATCACCGTTCTCCTCCTTAAATGCTTTCCATTGATCGCACCACCTAGACACCCTGCACCAGTCTCCAGCGCAGCGAGTCCTCTCTCCCGGCCTGTGTTCAATCACAAGCCCCGGCTCCAGCATGGCTTTCGCCTTCTCTTCCGAATCAAACACGCGGATAGCGCGTTTGTTTCCAGACTTCTTGACCGCCCAAGAATCACCCTTCTGCCACATCTCTTCAGGTGAGCAATCACGGATCTGCTCAGACGTAAGCCGGTTAAACTCTGCGTTTTGGTGCAGAGAAACCCTGTCGTACACGTACTTCTTGCGTCGCTCCTCATCCCACAACGCGACATCAACCTCGACAATCGGAGCCTTCGGGTAGTCTTGCTTTTGCTCCGCCTCCTTGGCCTTCCAGTCCCTGCAAATCGCAATGACCTTCAGCGCCCTGACGTTGACATGCTTCTGCTGCAACAGAAAAGCGTAGCAGTTTAGCTGGAGTTCCCACTCCGGTTTCCCATAGATCACAGACCAAACACTGGTGGTCTTGTAGTCCATGACCGTCACAGAGCCATCGTTGTGTACTTGCTGTACGTCGATGGCACCAGAGATCGTCCAGCCTGCTACGTCGGTAAAGATCCTCTCTTCGCTTACGAACGATCCATCAGCCGTGTCCTCGAACATCTTGTGTGCGGCTGTTCCGAGAACCGCCCAGAGTTTCTCTGAGCAGTCCTCTTCCATCTCGTCCCAGTTCTCCTGTCTGAGAATCCTGATCCGAGGCGAATCGATCAGTTGGGTGACTGACCGATTGCTTTCTCCGCGCGTGTATTCGTTACGGGTAAGCGCCCGAACAACCGGGTCAGGCAATCCGTATCGATTCGTCAGCTTCATTCGATGCGCCAAAGCCGGATGACACCGCCCTTCTGGGAGGCAGTAAACTTCCAGCCCGGATGCTGTCTTGCATACCGATGAGCGCGGATCCGCAGCGATGCGATCACGCGACGGATGTCTTCCGGCGCGCAGTCCACTCGGATAGAGTCGCCGACCTGCATCTCGCCAAGCGGGATCACACCAAGGTTGACCCGACCTTTCAGGCCGTCGGGAATCGGAATGTCTTTCTCGATCTGTACGTTCATGACTCATCCTCCAGATGATGTTGACACATTACAATTGAGTGAGTACCGTGTCAATTGTTTTCTATCTCATGTAATCTTACATGACTAAACACTCTTACACATATATTATATATATAATTATTTAATGTAAGAGTCACTTTAATATATCAAAAGAATAATATGATATCAAGCATCATTCTTACTTCAGAAGATAATAGAATACATTGTCCTTCATGTAGTAATGATAGAAAGAAAAGTAATAAAACAATGTCTCTTAAAAGAGATGGAGATGTTGTTATTTATTACTGCCATCATTGCGGCATCAAAGGCGCAGTGAGGAGGGATCAGACTGAGAACCATATTTCTTTGGGCATGCATTCGTCTTGGCGAGAACCGAAAAGCTTTCGGCC